CCATAAACAACCTGAACAGGCTCGGTATTGCCTGAGCGATTAAGGGTAATACCTTGCGCCTCAACTTTACCGACCCCGGTACTGGCCGCCGTTGGCATATCGGGGGTTTGTGTACCCATAAAGGACGCTGCTGCGACCACGGCACCAATAGCCCAGGCACCCACAACGCCAACGGTTCCAACGGCTAAAACGCCCGCTGTTGCCCCAATTGCTACTGCAACAATAACTGGTGGCATTAGCGCACCCCCACTATTTTAAAAAAATCCAGCTCCCTGGTTTTAAACATTTCTACCCCGTTAGCAGTACAAACCGCCGTATTAATGCCAAGGCAAACGCCTGCGCTTACCCAAGGCTCGCCGTCAAACTCCAGTGTATTGATTAACATAAGGTCGCCGGTTTGCTGGTAGTTAACTGGTATTTCTTCGCAACCATTACCAGTAAACCAAGATTCCAGCGTTAAATTATTTGCTACTGAATAAGCTATGGCTTCTTCCGCGTTTGACCATTGACCTGCGTGTTCTTGTGCGCGATCTTGACCTAGCAGTTTATCCAGGGCAAATGAACTAAATAAGGTACAATCTAAAACACCCCAAACGAAGGGTTTATTAGCAACGCTTTTGACGTAATTAAAAACTTCGCGTTTATTTGTTTTCACTCTCTACCCCATTTTATTTCTTTCGAACTTTCGCTGGCCTGATTAAAACTATTATCACCAGGAAAATAACGCTGCATTTCAGCATGGTTAGTATGCCGCCCGCTTTTCTTTTGAAAGTCGGCTAAATGGTTTTTAACCGATATACTGATACTGGTGGTTTTAGGGTCGTCATTAATCGCGGTAGTGTCTATGGTGCCCCTGAATATTTCAAAGGGGGTGGTAATCAAATTGCTGCCGCTATCAACAAAACTTCTATGTAAAGTAACGGGCCTATCCATGTAATTTTTCGTTAATAGCAATGCGATATATTCTTGATCTACGCCAGAAAGGCTCAGGGTTAGGCTTGGTATTTCCAGAGTTGCAGATTCGCTAATATTTCCTAAGCCCATAAAATGACCAACGGCTAAATATTCGTTGCCATCCCATGTGATCGGGTTAGACCAATTCGTCACATATATGGGTTCTGTCCATTCACCTAACAAACATTCGCTAGCGTTAGTTGCTGTTATATCGTTTGAACATCCCAGCTCGATTTTAACTAAATGCACGGGTCTATTTGATGCTTTGCCCGCCTCTGTCCTGTTAGCTATGTCACTCCGCATTTATACCACCTCCACCATGTCGATAGATTGAAAGGTATAAAAACCGCCTGGTTGAACTTTATATTTGAATTTATCTTTTGCCATAGCGACGGAAAATTTAACCCCAAAATAATGAATAAGCTCACCCGCACTTACAGGGGCTATTAATTCTGGGCTAAAATGCGTTGATGTGGTGGTGGCGATTGTAACCATATAAACTTTCGCATGTCCGGCAAAGCTAAAGTAATCACCGGCACTTAATGCGGCACTGCCGCCAGTGTGTGAAACAGCATTTACACCAACGGAATAATTGCCGCTTAAAGCAATGTCGCCACTTATGGGCATTAAGGGTTGGCTATGAATCGGGGGAATGTAATCAAAAGTTATATATTGTCCTTTTAAGCTCTCAATATATGAAATTATTGGGGCAGCTTGCGCCCTTTTCATAACGGGTAGCGTGGCTTTAATATGGAATCTTTGCGCCCCACTGGCTCTAATCTGCCGCTTTAGGCTATGGGTAACACTCTGACGGCTTGGCTGCCAGCTTGTTATTTCTATTTCTTTTGCTGCTGGTGTTTGTGGAAATGCCATTAATTTAAGCCCCCGCTTACGCCCACTCGGTCGAAGGCGTTAACAATAATGCCCTCGATGACGTCCTGATTTTCTACAATTGAATTGGCAAAACTTCCTGCGTCGTTGGTGGTAATTTCAAAAACCACATTGACTGAGCCGCCATCACGTTCTTCTTTATTATTTAAAAAGCTGGTTAAATCTTTATTCTGATTAGGGCTTAATACCCGCTCGTTTTTGTCTAATAAATAGGTTGCTTCCTTGGGTACATTTTCTAAGCCACCGTGAGCAACACCTGCTAAGGCCGTCGCGGCTACAATACCCGCTGACGCATAACCCAACGAAGTTATAGTGGCGGCTGCCGGTGGCCCTGCTACTGGGCCAAGCTCGGCCAATGCGCGAACAGCCGCAACCTGTGTATTTACTAAAATTTGACCAACAGCCAACGCTTTAGATGCAAGAAATAGCACCTTATGCGCTTTGCTTCCTTCCTCGGTCATACTACTTAACGCATCTATGGCCTGATTAGCCACTTGGTTTCTCATACCGCCTATGGTTTTGGAATATTGTGCCTCTACCTTTTGTTGCTTTTTAGTTTCGGCATCCTTGATCTTTGTTATTTTTGCTTGATGCAGTGCTTCTTCGTTAGCCTGCCTTTCTCTATACTCGGCCTCGATTGATTCTTGCATACCGAATTTTTCACGAAAAGCATTTAACTCTATTACAGTTTGTTCCTGTATCCTTTCATATCTAAACGCCTCGGCCTCTATTTTTTTATCTTCGGCTAATAACGCCATTTCCTGCAATTTTAGATTTTTTCCATTTTGCTTTTCTAACTCAGTCGCAATACCTTCGTCTAACTTTTGTTGCCGTGCTGCACTTGCTTCTTCTTCTAATTGTTTCTGACTTTCAAGACTGGCTTTTTTCGCTGATGTCTCAAATTCTACGCGCTTATTTATGGCCCTTCCGGTTGCTTTATATTCTTCTTGTAATTGTTTTAATCTATATTTTGAAGCGTCATCATTTGGCGCTGAACCCGATATAACGGCGGCCTGCATAATTTCTTTGCGTAAGCGCTCAAATTTTTCTACATCTGTTTCTGACAGCTTGGCATTAAGATTAGATACGCCATTGGACATCATAGAAAAAAATGAAGTTACTGCATTAGATGCGCCTGTGGTTTGTCCAAGTTTTTCTAATAGCTCTGTCCAGTTTTCGCTTAGCTCATCGGTGGATCCGACTAGGCCGACATTTTCACCGGCCCCAGCTCCGCCTATTTGCGTTTGCAGCTTACTGATTACAAGCGTCTGGGCTTCAAATAATTGACCGCTTTGTTGTAGGTCTTTTATTACTTCCTTTTCAGCTTCGCTAAAGGATACGCCGGAACGTTTCAAGGCTGTTAAGCCTGTTGTGGGGTCTTCTAAAGCCTTGCCGAACTGAACGGCAGCAGCGCTTGCGCTAGTGCCCATTACTGCGGCCATATCTTGCGTTAGCTTTAGGGTTTCTTTGAAGGTTTCGCCCTGAATAGTGCGAAATGTTAATAGAATGCCTGCCGCTTTTCGCATTTCGCTGGCATTTGATAAGGTATTTCGACCTATAGCCCGGCTTTGCTCGTCAATTTCCTGGGCGGTAAACCCGGCAGCGCCACCAGTAGATTTTATAAGGGCATCCAAACGCCCCATTTCTACCTGCAACTGCGAAGCCTTACTAACAGAACTAGCTAACGCCGTGGCAAAGGCGGTAATGGCTACACCAGCCCCAAGGGTTAGCGGCCCCAAAGTACCGAAACCAGTACCCAAAGCCGACAAGCGCCCGGATACGCCATTAAGCGGGCCGTTTAAAACCGATGCACTATTAGCGGCACGTTTAAAACCGTCACCAAATTTTTTATTAGCACCGTTTATTCTTTTAACTTGTTTTTCGAAGCGTTTACCGCTATTTACGGCTTTATCATTAGCTGCGACAAAACCCTTACTGTCGCCGGTTATGGCAAGATTAAGATTTCTATTTACCGTTTGCGCCATTTTTTACCCCTAATGATTCACCAAATAACAAGGCGGTCAACGCGGCTGATTTTTTAGCCTTATCGCCTTCCAATACTTTGTTATCAATTCGTTTTTTCCAGTATTCAAGATTTTCCAACGCCATCCATTGCGCCATTTCGCTAGCCGAAATGGTATTTAGTAACTGGTTGCGCGTCATGCCTAACCGTTCGGCTAATTTAAACTGAAACCGAACGGTTGGCCGCGCTATTAGTTTTTTGCTTCGGCCTCTATGCCATCTTCACCCGCTGAATTAATACGCTGTGCCACTGAATAAAGAACATCCACGACTGCGCCCTGGGGCATTTTTGCTAATTGCTCATAAATTAAAGAAGGGCCGCCGTTTTCATCACAAATACAGGCCGCGACAAGGCGCAAACGGAATTGATTGCTCCGGCTTTCTTTATTTTCATTGCTTAACCAAAGCGCTGCGTCATATTCTTCTTTTGCCAATGCTGTTAGTTCCTGAATGTATACAGCCGCGCCAAGTGCGGCTACTTCTACACGCTCACGTTTTAACGTTGGCATTTTAAAATTTGTTAAATCTAAATCTTTCATTAAAGACCCCTCATTTTAGGTTAAAAAAAGCGCCGTTACTAGCGGCGCGGGTTCGTTGCTATATCATGCTGCGACAATTGTTACCGACCCGGAAATTTTAACGGTTGCACCACCAGTGATAGACGCATCCACGCCGCCACTAATACTTTGCGCGTTTTTAACGATTGCATCAAAAGTCGCCGTAGAACCATCCGGTAACGTCAACAAAAACTTTTTAGTTCCCCCTGCTGCCTGGGCAGCTCGTAATAATCCTTGCCCGGCGTCACTGTAGTCGTTATCCCATTCAATATTAAACGAACCAAAATCTTGCAGACCTGAAATATATTCTTTTGCTGTGCTTTCAAGGTTGGTTACATCAAGCTCGCCCGCTTCTCCGTCAAAACCTGAAAAGGTTTTAAGGTTACCAATTAATGTGTCTGGGGTGCCCGATGTATCTACTTTCAGGGTAGAACCCTGGGCGCTAATTGCTGTGCTAGTCATAGGTTAATACTCCGCAAGTATTTTAAAGTAAAAAAAACCGCTAAATAGCGGCCTTAGTGGGTTGGTTTTAGATTAAAACCATAAAGAAAACTCTATTGTTATTCGGTGTAGACCTTCCAGGTCTTCATAATCGTATTCTTGTGATCTGCGAACGCTTTTAAAATCCTCACCATTTGCCAGGGCACTTTTTAACGCCTCGGCTATTTGCTCGGCCACTAATACGCGGTCGGCCCATACATCAAATTGATAATTATAATTTTTAGCTGTGGCCTCACCGCTCAAATTATTAATCGGTGGCGCACTGACTAAAAAAAAACTAACTGCAGGGCCTGTTGCGCTATCGGGTAAAAATCTATTGTAAATGTCATCTGCCGAAACCAAGGCGGTTAGCGCACTATTATTTATCAGTCGCTGGTAAACGGTTGTTAAGCTCATTTGTTAAACTCTTTTGCTATTTGCGACCAAACGCCATCAATTATGGCGGTTGCAGTTTCTTCTACTTTATTGTCAAAAGCCGGACGTATAAAAGGTTTTGGTTTTATGCCGGGATGAATTGCATTGTCTACTACCGCACCGTTAATTTTTAACCGCTTTTCGCGCCCTTTTCGGCTACCTTTTACTAATGAATAACCTGAACGGGTGCCCATCTCCAAGAATGCGGCATAATATGCCTTATAAGTCGGCCCGATATATGCAATGGCACCAACCCCACCCTTTTCTTTTTTAACGGTATAAACAAGGTTTTTATGTAAAAGGCCGGTCCTACTTTTGGGTGCGGTGCGGCGCATTTCCTTCCGTAATAACTGCGCCCCCTTACGAAGCCCGCCGACCTGCATGTTTTGAACAGTTTTGGCATCAAGCCGCTTAAAAAGTCCCGATAACTCATCACCGCGATTTATATTTAATTCGCTAGGCATCGCGTTTACAAAGGCACTCTATAAATTGCTTGCTGGTTTTATGCGGTATTACACTCTGAATATCATAAATATCGCCATTTCTCTGATCGACAATACGAAGCGATGGCGCGGCCTGTTGTGTTACCGGGTCATAACGTATGTTGATCTTTGTTGTAACCTCACTTCCCGCACCCTTGGCCGTTAAAAATTCATTACCGCTTAGGTGTACAATTTCTGCACGGCGCAAACCAACACTTACCCAACTATTTAATTGCTCGCCCGCTGCGTCTTTTTCGTTAGACCTGATTTGCAAATCTACCCGTTCGGTTAATTTCCCTATATGCATATCGGCACCCGATATGCGTCTAAAAATTGTTCAACGCCTAGTTTTACATTAGTTGTAATGGTGCCGATAACTTCGGCTTCACGGTTGGCGTAGCCATGTGCAATCAATAACAGCATGGCTTGTTTTATTGCCGCTGGCACATTAGCCGGGTTTGCTTCTCCGCTGGTAACGTCTACCCTCACCGCATTTGGTTTGTCGTATGTTTCGGGCCAGGTATCACGCGCTGTAATACTCGCCGGATAAACAATATCGTCTAGCCAATATTGGCTAGGGTCTAATATTTGTGCAACGTTGTCTTTATCGTCATAAGTAATAACTACGCTTGTAATGTTTGGCGATTGAATAGCCAAAGCCACTGGAAAACAATCAGAGGCGTAAATATGCGTCTGCGCGGTAATCGCAAACCCTATATATTGTTCGGCGTAGTCCTGAGCGCTTTTAATCAGCGCTTCTAATAATGCGTCGTCGTCGTTATGTTCTAACACGCATTGAGCCTTAGCTTCTGCCAGGCTTATCGCCATTGTCGTAGCTGCTGTTTTGAGCTTCCGCTTCATAGTTTCGCCGTTTCTTTTTTGGCCTTACTTTTGGCCGTTGTCTTTTTAGCCGTTTTTACAGGTTCGGCCATCCCACGTTCGCAAAGGCGTTTGCCCT